CTGCTCGTAGAGCATACATGCAAAATCAATTTGACCATTATGGTATTACAAAAACAAATGTATACCTAACTGAAAGATTTGAAAAAATATCTGATTATGTTCAAGTAACAGGCACAGGATTGGGTATGCCCGAAGTTGGCACACAGATGGGCACTATAATATCTCACATAAATCTTTTGAGAAATTGGTACGTTTCCACTGATGAGGAATATGCTATTTTTTGTGAAGATGACGTTAGCTTTGAAAGCATAAAGCATTGGAATTTTACCTGGGACGAGTTTGTACAAAATCTACCCATGCACTGGAATGGCGTGCAACTGACCAAAGTCATGATGCCTTACTGTAATCCTGCTGGTGATCCCAATTTATCATTAAAGATAACACGTGGACGTTGGTGGGGAGCACATTCGTTGTTCAGAAGATCCTATGTTAAACTTTTATTAGATAGAGTGTGCCAAGGTTACAACAGTTATCAACTGGATTTGATTGATCTTAATGGAGTTCCTTACGGGCCTATCATAGAAAATTTACTGTATCTGCAATTGGGCGGTGTGTTTAATTTTCCAATGTTGTTTGAAGACGCATCATTTGATACCACCTTTAAGAACAAGAACAAAATCACATTAGGAGTAGACACAGCCAACGACTCACAGTACTGGTCGCATCGTCTGGTTGCTGAACAATGGCGTACCAATGGAGCAACTTTGAATTTTAAAGATGCCATGACATTAAACGAGTAAATTATGCCAGTGTTTGAAAGTCCTGATGGTGGTAATACTGTGTACTCTCGTGAGCTTGGATCAGACAAACGTGAGTTGATACAACAGTACGATCCTAGAACGCATGACGGTAGATCCTTGAATGATCGCATCATGGAATCAAAACTTTGGGGTAACATACGCAGAGCCGCTGAGACCAATCCCACTTTACAAGATGCGCTGGACCGTGCTATAATGATCTATCATCTTACCAAGACAAAATGAGCGATAAACTAAACATCAGCAATGAAATGCGGCAACTGGACGCAAAGAATCGAGCGTTCTACGATGAGCTTACTCCTGAAGAACGTAAGAAATTCAGCACGTTCCTTATGGTTCGTTGGGGCAGCACAGTAGACGGTGCCCAGGAACTACAGGAATACTATGTGCAGAGTGTGAATCACTATCTCAACAAGCACTTCTTTACTATGCATCGGCATCCCAAACTGCAATGGCTCATGGCCACAGCAGCCAGTCCAGGTATGGGTACCATGCGGCATAGTTGGATCTCACTTAAAAAGAAAGAAGCTGGTGATTCAGCCATGAAGAAGCAATTGAGAGAATTGTATCCGCATTTCAAAGAAGATGAAATTGATTTGATGGCCACAATGACCACTAAAAAAGAAGTCACACAACTCATACGTGACCATGGCAACGACAAGTAATTTCACATGTAAGTATTGCAATCGATCATTCAGCAAGGAATCCACTCTGAGTGTGCATGTGTGCGAACAGAAGAAACGATATCAGGAATCTGCAGAACGTGGCGTGCAATTGGGACTACAAGGGTATCTAAAGTTCTACGAATACACACAAGGATCCGCCAAAGTCAAGACGTGGAACGACTTTGCCACGTCTCCTTATTACCGTGCATTTGTCAAGTGGGGTAGATATTGTGTAGATGTCAAGGTGATCAATCCCGTGCGTTTCATAGAATGGTTGTTGAAGAACAACAAGAAGATAGACAACTGGTGCAGCGACAAACTATACACAGAATATCTAGTGGAATATGTGCGTCGCGAATCAGTGGATGATGCATTGGCTCGAGCCATTGAACACGGTATAGGGTGGAGTGAAAAGCAACATGCATCGGCACACGATTGTTTGAGATATGGCAGTATCAATGCCACATGCTATGCAATCACCACTGGCAGGATAAGTGCTTGGGTAATTTATAATAGTGAATCAGGACAGAAGTTCTTGAATGAACTCAATGCAGAACAAGTGGCAATGATATGGCCGTATATTGATTCAGACGTATGGCAAAAGAAGTTTGTGGATTATCCGGCAGACCAGGCCTACGCAAAAGAAATTCTAACACAAGCAGGATGGTAAAATTATGAGTGCAGATATTGACATTGACATGCCCAATAGAGATGCTGTGTTAGCATTGATACAGCACACCGCTGCACGGCAAAGCAATGGAAAAAAGCACAACTCAGGAATCTACGTTACAGATATTCCACGTGATCCAATACTAGGATGTGCAGCCTTGGATTACGAAACCGCAGAAACAAGAGGCTATTTCAAGATTGACTTGTTGAACATGAGTGTTTATAGCTTGGTAACAGATCCTGCACATTATGAACAAATGTTAACAGCCACACCGCCGTGGGATAGATTGTGGCAAGATTCAGAATGGGCCAAACAGTTGATTCATATTGGCAACTACACTCAGTTGTTAAAAAGTATGCAACCTGACTCTATTCCCAGAATGGCAGCATTTATCAGTGTGATACGTCCGGGTAAAGCACACTTGCAGAATCAGCCTTGGTCTCAAGTATTTGAATCAGTATGGGATGGCGATGACAGCCGAGGATATGTATTCAAAAAAGCTCATGCTGTGGGATATGCAGCATTGGTTGCGCTACACATGAATTTACTCCATACGCCTGACCAAGGTAATTGATTTACGTTTGCCTTTTCTACGGGCAATATCGTTTAAGCTACATACAGGACCATGCAATATTTCTAAATCCTTGTTTACAAAGGTTCTTAAACATCCGCGGAATTCGTCCCATTCACCACGTAGGAATATGTTGATAGGTATGCTACGATTTGATTCCCACCACCAGGTGTTGGCCAAGTCCAGGTATCGACGTTTTTGTTCTAGATCTTTTACGTTTCCAAAGTCATAGATAGTGGTGATTATATCATCTCTGTTCTGCACGATACCTACATATTCGTTGGTAGCGTACACACACAGCGTTATAAACGGATATTTGTCTGCAAGTTTTTGAAATAAGTCTCTGCCCATATTGTATTAGTTTGGATATTTATACCCGGAGACTCTAGGTAAATATCATTGGAGCACCATATGTATTCAACTCAGATCTATATCTATCAACAAATCCAACGAGTGTTGGTCTTAGATTCCAGCGGTGCTTATTTTGACCGGAGGTGGGACCCTGTGTACGCTAAAAAATTAACCATCAACAAAGGTGTTGACAACGTGATCTTGTTTGAGTTTGTCAACCAAGACCAAAAGCCTGTGAATATCACAGGGAGTGTATTACGATTCAAATTGATCAATCTAGCAGGTACTGCACAGTTGATTGAAAAAGACATGGTGATCATCAATGCACAATACGGGCGAGCCAAAGTCACACTAACCTCTGCAGAAACTTCTGAATTCCCACCTGACCCCAGCAGCTACAGTATAGAACGTGCCAGCGGTAATCTAGTAGAAGCTGTGTTTGTAGATGCACAAGCACAAGCTCGTGGCGACGTGGATATTGTAGACAGTGTAAAACCTGCTTTTGTACCCAGCCATTTGGTAACTATTCCTACCATTTACGGTCCAGAAGCATATATAGATCCTGTATTCAATTCCAATTATCCAGACTGGGCATTAAATCCACCAGGTGCATTTGGAAATGTTTTCAATGATCCGCAACGATTTAGCAGTCATGTGGACAGTAATGGCAGCAGCTTGACCACGTTCCAGATGGAAATGGATCACTTTACTGGAAATGTCAAAGCACAAGGTGCTCAAAATTATGAATCAGTTTGGGTAGATGTTACTGAACAGCAAAGCTATTACAATAAAACTGGTACAGCCTATATCAATGTATTAGGATATCATCCTTTGTTGAGACTTGTGTCAGATCAATGGCCGGGTACAGAACAGGTACAATTGGCCACTGCCACAGCTTACGGAGCCAATGGAGTGATCACTGGTATCACTGTGAATCAGTCTGGATACGGGTATCTAGCACCACCACGTGTGAATATCATTGGTCTAGGTGCTGGTGCTGTGGCCGAAGCAGAAATTGAAGGCAACTCAGTAAGTGCCATAAATGTTATTAATGGTGGTCAGGGATATGTAGCCAATCCGCAACGCAGCAATCAGATTGCTGCGATCAGTATCAATCGTGGAGCCATTGTAAGCATACTAGTTAGATGAAATATAAAAAAATTGTAGGATTTGGTGACTCATGGATGTATGGTGACGAGTTACTGGATCCAGCACTAGCACAAAAACACTCAGATGCACACTCGTGTTGGGTACAGAATACTACATATCGAACCAATCATAACTTTTTAGGGTTGCTTGGTAAACATTACAATGTGCCTGTTGAAAATTTTGGCATCCCAGGTGGAAGTATGCAAAGCTCAATTTGGACATTTCAATGGTGGTTAGAGCATGAACCCAATCCAGAACAATGTTTGGTATTGGTAGGACATACTGATTCAGATAGACTTAGCTTTTACAATCCTAATCATCGTAGTTACTCCAACGATCCACCCTGGAACAAGTTCATACATTCTACCTGGGTGGAATTTGGAAGCAGTGTAGTACCTGAAGAATTCCGTACCATGATCAAGCAACAACTGGTATTGACCAACTGTGCTGAACTCACACGATTAAACTATCAACAGACTGTGATGTTCTTTGACGGAGTATCTGCTAGACACAACATACCTATAATGCAGTTTCACATCATGCCAGCTGAATGTGAAATGAAAAACACCCCTACTATAATTTGGCCCAACTTTGCAACTACACTTTGGTTTCGAGACCATCCTGGAAATCGAAATCGCGAACTTGTCATGCCCGGAGGCCACCCCAATGAAATTGGCCACGTAATGATTACTGAAAAGTTGATTTCTACCATAGACTCTGCTACAATGTAAGGATGCTAGATATCCTTGAATACTTGCCAGCAAAACGAAAGACCACACCGTCGGGCTGGACCAGTTTCAATGCAGTATGTTGTCAACACAATGGCAGTACAAAAGATCAGCGTAATCGTGGCGGAATTAAGCCTACGGAACAAGGATGGAGCTACCATTGCTTCAACTGCAACTACACCGCCAGCTTTATACTTGGCCGAACACTAAGTTATAAGGCTCGTAAGCTATTAAGCTGGATGGGTGTGCCGGTCACTGAAATTGATATGCTAAACTTAGAAAGTCTAAGACATCGAGGCATATACGGTATTGTTGATGACCGGCAGCGACTGTATTCTACATTGGCAAGTATCAATTTTGAAGAACGTGAACTACCAGATTTTAGCGAATTGCTGGTCGACCAAGAACCGTATAGAACTTATGTACAAAACAGACATGTGCCAGATGATTATCCATTGATGATAGAATTGCACAGAGAACGTTCCTTCCTAACACGACCTAATGTAATCATACCATTTACTCATGATAATTGCATTGTGGGATATACTCGCAGATTTCTGGATAATAAAACACCCAAATACATCAGTGATAGCCAACAGGGATATGTGTTTGGCACAGATTTGCAACATGCAGATTGGACCAATACAATTGTAGTAGAGGGCATATTTGATGCACTCAGTATTGGTGGCCTAGCAGTAATGCACAACACTATATCAGATGAACAAGCTAGACTAATTCGCGGACTTGGCCGAGAGATTACTGTGGTGCCAGATCAAGATTCAGCAGGTATGGAACTTGTGGATCGTGCTGTGGAACTAGGATGGGCAGTAAGCATGCCACCGTGGCCCGCAGATATCAAGGATGTGAATGACAGCGTGGTTCGCTATGGTAGGTTGGCAACTCTGCTAACTATATTTGAAAATCGTGAAACCAGTCGAATCAAAATTGAAATGAGAAAGAAAAATCTTGTTAAAAGAATACGGAGTTCTTAATAATCATGCTTAAAGATTATTCTATTGAAGTACAAAAGTTATTTTTGGAAATGATGTTGGAAGACGCACAAGGCTATGTACGTGTACAGAACATCTATAATCCAGAAAACTTTGATCGAAGTTTGAGACCAGCTGCTGAGTTTCTTAAAGAACACGGAGACAAATACAAAACACTTCCTGATAGAGCACAGATATCAGCCACAACAGGAGTAAAACTACAACCAGTGCCGGAGCTGAACGAAGGACACTTTGAATGGTTCATGACAGAGTTTGAAGCATTCACTCGCCGTCAAGAACTGGAACGTGCAATTCTCAAAGCAGCAGACTTGTTGGAAAAAGGCGATTATGATCCAGTGGAGAAACTGATCAAAGATGCTGTGCAAATCAGCTTGACTAAAGACATGGGCACTGATTACTTTGCTGATCCCAAGGGTAGAATTGAAAAATATTTCAACTCTGGCGGACAAGTCAGCACAGGATGGCCGCAAATGGATCGACTGTTGTATGGTGGATTCAGTCGCGGTGAATTAAACATCTTTGCTGGTGGGTCGGGCTCGGGCAAGAGTTTGGTCATGATGAACATAGCATTGAATTGGGTACAAACAGGATTGAGCGGGGTGTACATCACATTGGAGTTGAGTGAAGAACTCACAAGTCTAAGAACTGATGCTATGCTGACCAACATGAGCACCAAGGATATTCGTAAAGATATTGATACCACTGAGCTCAAAGTCAAACTAGTGGGTAAGAAATCTGGAAACTATCAAGTGAAAGGATTACCGGCACAGAGCAACATCAATGATATACGAGCATACTTGAAAGAATATCAAATTCAAACAGGCAAGCGTGTGGACTTTGTGATGATTGACTATTTGGATTTGTTGATGCCAGTGAGCGCAAAAGTAAGTCCTAATGATTTGTTTGTTAAAGACAAATATGTGAGTGAGGAACTACGCAATTTGGCCAAAGAATTACAAATACTCATGGTCACTGCAAGTCAGTTGAATCGATCAGCTGTAGAAGAAGTAGAGTTTGACCACAGTCATATTTCAGGTGGTATTAGCAAGATCAACACAGCAGATAATGTGTTTGGTATCCTTACCAGCAGACAAATGAAAGAGCGTGGCAAGTATCAAATTCAATGTATGAAGTCGCGCAGTTCAACAGGAGTAGGACAAAAAATTGATCTTGAATATGATATT